TCTCTGGTCATTACTTTGTGTGTATGCATTGAATGATGAAGTTGTTACGAAAGTACCCGTTGAACCACTCACGTCAGGAATGTTTACACTAAATTGAGTTGTATTACCTTTTGTAAATGTTAAGTTTCTAGTACCCGTATCAAATGATGCAGTTACTAATGCTAAACTTGCAGATGTAAATAAACTAGCAGTNGCTGAATTTATATTAGTTATAGAAGTATTAACCGATGCAGTAGTTGTTTCTAAATTAGAGAACTTTACATTTGCAGATGCAGTATATGCTTGCAATGATGCAGTTGCCTGATTTAAATTACTTATGTCAGGAATACTACCTGTTGCAACTGTCACATTAAAAGTAGTGTTATTACCCTTTGTAAAAGTAATTACATTACCTGCAGCTGATGCAGTTATTAATAGAGACCCTGTTGTTAATGATTGTGCAGATGCAGTGAATTCATTTATGTTTGCTATTGATACATTCCAACTTCCACTATTAGTGTTGTATTGAGTTTGGTTTACAGTACTATCAATTACATCTATATTGAAATCTCGTAAGATAACAGGTGTAATATAATTAGTATTGTTATTTGGAAAACTGGTTTGATTTCCTACTAGTAAAGCTTGTTTAGATAATTGAGACATATCTTTATTTTAATTTTTAATTGTCAAATCCATCAGAGTATCCATCACTAAATCCTCCGCCTGTGTGTATTCTTGTTCCTTGTATCACACCTATACCTTGCTCCATCAATGCACCATTGCAACATTTAACATCGTAAGTGTTGGAATGCAAACATAAACATGCTCGTCTACTATTCTTTGGTGAGGATAAACCCTGAGTAGGGCCTATGTAAATGCCAGAGTTATTCTCTCTATTGACAGAATACCTTGTGTTACCACTTCTACTATTACTCCATTTACCCATAGGTTGTGTTTAATAATAATAACAACAACTTTGGTATAAATCGTTATGAGTTTAGTGATTAACTTGTCGCATTGCTTCTTTGTGTTGTAAATCATCTACCAATGCTTTATCTGCAACATATGATAATAGTAATAAACATTTCTCTAATGGTTGTTCTACTACTGCATCATACATTAAGATATTTCCTCCAGCAAGTTGGTGTATTGTTGAATAGCTTCCCCACTTTTTAGCAAAGTTTGCTTGATATTGTGAGGAATGTCCTCCTTCTCCACTAAACAATTCAGAGTAGCGCTCAATAAGAGAGGTGACAAATTGATAAAAAAAAACAGACATCCAAAGTGTATATCCATTGTAGTATCTAACCAATGCTCTGTTGGTTCGTCGCCTGTGTATGGTTTAATAGAATATAACTTACCTACTTTCTTTGTAACAGGTCTATAAAGGATTGCCATTATCTTATGCCAATTCTCATCTATTGTTAGTGATTCATACTTTGATATATCTACATAAGCACCATATGCCATTTCAGAAAGGTTAGGTTCAAATCCATACTCTACTCCACCTATTGTAATAAACTTTACTAACTGATAATCATTCTTACCAACAAAGGAAAATAATTTATCTTTAATTTGATTGAATGTATGCACATCAATTGCTCCAAGTAATTCAGGAGTTAGACCACATAAGTGATAAAACATTGCAGCAGTTTGTGCTTCAGGCTCCTCACCATATGCTTTTAAGTCATCTTGTAACTCCAAATACTTTCGTAGTGTGATTGCTTCATATCCGTTAGGAACTTCTATCTTAATTTCTCTCGTTGCCATATATCATTTGATTTATTAATATTTGTAATTGTCTATTCTTTGCTTCTTCATTTCCTAACTTTGCATTCATCATAATCATTTTTGCTTGCAAGTCTTCGTTCTCTTGTTGTAAGTGTTTAGCATAATCTATTAGTTGTGCTATCTCATCTCTACTCCAACTAGTATTTATGTTTTCCAATGGTAATTGCATATACTCCTTTCTTTGCTGCTTTTTGTGATAGAGACATCATTACTGCGTAACGTGCTGCATCAATAGCATGGTTCATATAATCTTGTGGTTTATCAGTAACATAACCATTCTTGTCTGTGATATATTCATACCCATACATTTCATTAATTAAGTTTTGACTATTCTTTAATATCTTAATCTTATAGTTTCGCATTACTTCTATTCCGAAGTTGATACTATCTTTTCCTTTGACAACTGGTTTGATGTTGAAACCACTTCGGTAGATTTCGTCAATAAGCCTTGGCTCGGAACTATCTGCCCAGATTTCATGGGACTTGTCAATTTGGAGTTTGCGTAACCTTTCAACGATGTCATTAGTAACGAGCTTTGTTTCATAAAGAAGTTCTTCCAAATGGAGTTCATCACCCTTTTTATATATTGCCACCAAAGAGCTGGGGTCATTGCTATAGCCAAAATCAAAACCAAAGGCAACAAAATCACCATCAGTATCATCAATAACGTCAAATTGAAATATAGCTTTATCATTGCCTGTAAATTCACCTTTTCCATAAACTAACCATTTTTTTTCATTTGTAAATTGTAAATCCTCAATTGCTTTAACCATCTCTTCAGGTAGGTAAGGATTATCTTTGTATGTTGTAACGTATCTTTCACAATCTTGCATCTTTCTTAACCAACTATAAGGAGAGACTGTTGGGTTATAAGCTAATATTATTTTACCTGCTGTTCTAATACTCAATTGAAAATAACTCTCTTCATCAATCTCACTTGCCTCATCTATAAAAAGTATATCAGATTTTAATCCACGAAGTTTTTCAGGGTCATCGGAGTTAATAAACTGAAATGTGCTTTCGCCTAATCTATATGTTCTATCTGATATATTAAAGTTATCTTCATTAAATATGCTCAAGTCTTTTAGTATATCTGTGAAATCTTTGATTATAGTTCGTTTAAGTGATGGAATGGTTCTACGCACTACTGTAATGATTTGAGTTGATTCTAGCCCCTTTACAATGAGAAATTGCAGTATTCCTACACTCTTACCACTACGCGTCCCACCTATGCATTGTACTACTCTACTCTTTGATTCTAATAAATGTTCAAACGTAATCGTCGTGTTAATGTTGACTTCCACTCTTTGTTATGTTTATATTTATTTGTTGCACTCTTTGTTCTATCTCTGCTCTCATTTCTGTTCTACTCAATTTAGGTAAAGCATATTCCATTAACTTTAAAGCTAAGTCCATTGCTTTCTCTGGGTCTCTTTTCTTTATCTCATCCAAATCCTCTTGTATTGTATTGAGTGTATTGTTTACTGCACGAGCAATAGTTAACTTCATTTGTTCTGTGCTTCTGTTAAGAGAACCTATCTTTCTACCACCTAATTTATTTCCTACTTCAAACTTTGCCATAATTGTTTTTTCTCCGTTATTTATTCGGTTTCTTTAATATTATAACAATCTAATTTAATATTTGTAGTTGATTAGACGATTTCTTCATATGCATACATCCCAACTGTTCTACCATCTACATCTATTATAACTAACATACCTGCTCTACTATTACCTCTAAGGATTATTTGTTTATCTCTTAACCAAGTATAGTCAAAGTTAAGATGCACGTATCTATAATCTATGTTAGTATTCATAGTAATCATGATGGTTTGGATAATCCTTTATAATGTGGTTTCTACTTTTTATTGTCTTTCCTTTATTTGTTTCTGCATCTCGTCTGTCCAATATCCATTTTAATATACCAGTCTCCTCTACCTCCTTAAATTGTTTATCATAATGTTGAGTAAGTGATTCTCTATTGCCTGTCTTTTTATATTGTTTCCATGCAATAACTAATTCTCTATGTATTCTGCAAAACCTACTACCTGCTACATTAGTCTTTGTGTCAAATGGATATTTTGGTTTCTTTGCATACTTAGCTCTCTTTCTTTGTTCAATTACCTTTTGCTTTTTATTCTGGCAAGGTTGACAACAGTATATTGGTTTGAATGTATGAAACTCTACATTGCAATGTTTGCATTGTCTTGTTTCTCCTATCTTTCTATTAAATGGTTTCTTAAACATTAAATGGATTATTTATAACTTCTTCTAGATACTTTCTTATTTTCTTTACTGCAAGGAATGTAGTAGACTTACTGATACCTATGTTATTTGCAACATCATCAAGCG